GTTATTGTACTATTTTGTCGGCAGTTATAAATAAAGTCCGACATTATCGTAAGTACAATGCCATCTCGTCTTTACGGCGCTTCAGAAGGCCTGGAAGAACCTTGCCACCAGCTTTAGACCAATCTAAAAACTTCTCAGCAGCGGCCTCATATTCGCCTCTATTGTGGAGCATTCTTATTGTAGAGCGTTGGAGATTGCCGAGGCCAACATTGAAAGAGAAGGAAACGAGGCTGTCAAACCGAGGCTGAGTAAGACCAGTAGGACACAATCGTAGTACGCCTCGCTCAAACGTAGCCAAATCGTTGGCGAGGATTGTATCGACTTCATCCATTGATAAGACTCTGTCCCAACCTTGGGGAATTGGTAAATTTCTGCGTTCATCTAGTTTAACTCCAATGTGGCTAGGATCAATAACGTGGCCTACTCCAACGGTCCACAAAAGTGCAGGACAGCGATAAGGCTTTGTCCTAACACCTTCGTGGTGTTTTATCATGTGGATGCACTCTTGCGAGACTTTCATTTCTTAAACGACTGTGACCCGAACCAAAACGCTATCACAGATGAGAAAATGATGGCACTGTCCTCATCCCAGAGGATAGACATTGCTTGGTCAAACGGCACACCAGTCTTCCATGCGTAGAAAAAGCCAAAGATGTTCACAAACAGAAGCATACAGAACATACCGTAGGTAATCACTGGCCGCACAGAGGCACGCATATTTGTGACCCACTGCGATGCGCCTTTACCGATCTCAATATCGTGTGCATACAGTGCCTGTCGCTCCTGCACTGCTGTCTGCATAGCCACCTGCTCTGTGCGTATCTCTTCTACTTTAACCTGAGCAGCAAAGCCTAGCTGTAGCATCTGCATTTCACGCTCAGTCTGCATTCTTGCTAAATCAAGTTCATGCGACTTGTCTGACCGATCTTGGAAGAAATCAAGGATCTTGGGCAGACCGCCCATCAAGAAAGAGATTAAAGTAGATAGTAGTGTAATCATTACATAAGCCCCATCATTTTAAAGATTCCGTACACAACAGTTGATGCTGCAAGAAGCCACAACATCTCCCGCCTAGTTTCCATGCGCTTTCGATACATCTCGTCAGTGAGTTCCAGATGTTGTTTACGCATCTGTGTTATAAGAGATTTAACTTCGGAGACAGCGGATTTACCGTATTGTTGCTCTATTTGTCGGTACATATCCGCTTCTGCGTCACGAATCTGCCTAATGATTTTATATTCTTCATAGGCGTTCATGAACATCATGTCTCCACGGCGTTCAATCTGTTGTTGTTTGCGCTTCCAGGCAACACGAGCCTTAGCTTCCTCGTCCAAGAAAGCATTTACTTCTTTTGCTGTTTCCTTTATTTCACGGCCTACAGCAACGGCTTCTTTGATACCCCCTAGCGCAGCTCTTGCGGTGGCTGCTGGATCAGACATATTTATTTATTGTGGTAAAGGAACTGCAGCAAACCCACTAGAAGATTCTTCAGAAGGTAGCCCAACAGGAGCAAAGGTTTCTTCTGGAAGTGTCATCTCTGGAGCTTGTTCTGGTTGCTGTGTTAGTGTTTGAAACCCACGCTGTAAGTTTACTGCGGCAGACGGAAGTGGAATTTCTGTTATTTTTAATCTTTCAAGATTTTGAAGTGTTTTTTCACCTGCAGGAGATAGTTTTGCTGTTTTAAGAAAATCTTTGCCTTCTTTAGTCAACAGGATACGCAAAACATCCGTATCTTTCATGTTGCCAGAAAGATCATTAAACAAACGAAGTCCAACATCAGCAGCTTTTGCTGTAGCATAATCTGTTACTGCACCAACCGCTGCTTGGCCTTTTGCAATCTGTTCACCAGTAAGCATCTGACCGTCTTCAGGAACTCCACGAATTTTCATATTATATCTAAAGAACTTTGTAGCATCGTCCATGCGTTCTGCAAATTCTTTAGCATTAGCGCCAAGAGAGAAGGCCAGTAGTTCACGCTCTTCTGGTTTTAAAGTATTATATTTGCTAACTAATTTTTCAAAGTCTACGCCATAGTCGCCTGTGTCTAACCGCTTTGTAGAACCTTGTAAAAACTTGTTATAGTTAGTAAGACGAATACGATCTAGTGCTTCTGGCGCTTGTGCTTCAAGAATAGGCAGTATTTTATTACGCTGATCTGTCGTTAGTTTGCCAAATAAATTAGTAAATTCTACGTCATCAAGAGCATCTAAGTTTGTCTTCTGAAGATCAGCAGGAAGTCCTTGGGCAAGAAAGTTGCTCTTTTCTTCCCATCCCTTACGAACCATATCTCGTGCTTCATCTAATGTTAACGCTGCTTTTCTAATAGTAGGATCTTGAGATTTCTTTAAAGTAGTTAAATCTGTTTTTAAAGACCCAAAAATAGCAGCAGCAATTCGTTTTTGATCTGTAATAGTTACGTCTTTAAGAAGATTTTCTTCTCCAGCAGCACGTTCTCCAAACGAAGATAGATTTCCTTGAATTTTGCTAATACTTGTAGTAGGATTTCCATCATTAAGAAGACGAGTTTTAAGATTTTCTAAAGAACGAACAGCGGCAGCAGAAGTATCGCCACCAGCAGCATTAAAACTAGCAATCAACTCATCAATCTTTGTTGTTGTTTCTGGAATAGGAAAAGCCATTTCAGTGGGGACATTAGAAATAGCTTTTTCACCAGCAATCTCTTTTGCTCGTTCAAATTTACTTTGAACTTCCTTACCAGAAATCTTATAGTTTAACGCTTTAATACGTTGTTGAATTGCGTTATAGATAGGACCAGCAACTTTTCCTTCTGTTGCAATTGGAGCCATGCCAGTCAATGCTGTACGTTTAGCTCCTTCTTCAAGCGCATTCATAATCTCAGCAGTTTCTGGATTTGTTTTTAGACGCTGTATTAAAGCAGCAGTTTGTGGATCAGTGCCTTGCTGTCCACGAAGCATAAACTCAGAAAAAACGTTCTTTTGTTCTTCTGGTAAATTTTTAACAAGATCTCGCTGTTCCTTAGCAGATAACCCAAGCCTACCAAGTTGAAAAACACCCTGTAGTAATTGTCCTACAGCAAGTGTACCAGTAGCAATGCCTGTTTCATCTAAACCTCCAGCAAGGCCATAAGCACCTGCCTGCACTGCCGTTGCTAGTGGTGTTCTAAGCGGCAATTGAACAATTCCACGAGCAGCGCCAAAAAGAGGTTCTACTTCTTTTGTTGTTGCTCTTTCTGCTGGAATAGTGCCAGGAAGAATTTCTAATCCCTGTCTAGCAAGGCCTCTTTTAGCGGTTTCTCCGAACGAAGGACCACCAAAAAGTGTAGATACAATATCAATAGGAAAAGCACCAATGTCTATTGCACCGGAAACAACACCTCCTACAATTGCTTTTCCAGTTCCAATATTTGATTTGGCTGTTTCAACAAATTTAATTGTTCTCTCAAGGTCAGTAATACGCTTTCTTGCTTCAGCACTATCTACTTTTTTTAATTGAGATATTTCTTGCTGTGTTTCTTTTAGCAACTTATTATAAATCTCAGTTGCTTGTTTATTTGTTTCAAACTGTCCTAAAGCGGCACGAACACGCTCATCATTTGTTAATTGAATAGCCATGTATTACTTCCTTGGATTTTGTTTTAAGAATGCCTCTTTAAATTTTTCAAACCCCAATGACTGCCAACCAGCGTTTTTAGGATCATTAAATTCCCTACGAATAACATCATCAGAAATTGTTACTGCTGGTGTTGATGCTTGTCCAAATGATGTAAAAAAGTCTGCCGGTAACTGTATTCCAGATTGTTGATATAATCCACGAAGTCTAGCTTCTTTAGATTTTACAGCAGCGTTCATCTTTTCTGAAACTCGTTGTAATTGCTGTAATGCTGTTTGTGTATCGTATCTATCAAAGTTAGCTAAAAATTCATTTAATGCTCTAACAGCATCGCCTTCGGTCTGAACACCTACATTAAGATTAAGACGAGCATTCCTTAAAGTCTCTAAAGTAGTATTAAAACGACTATAGGCTCTTGAACCCTCATCGCTTTTACCAGCAAGAGTTTTCAATGAGTTTGCAAAATTCTCTTTTAAGCCCAGTTTTAATGTTCCTGATTTAAGATCATTTAAAACTGTTCCTACTTCACTGGCTCCAAATGAAATAGAAGATGTCGCATCCGCTTCTTTCAGAGCAATAGGAACAAGAGCAGGTGACATACCACCACCTGCTAATAAGTTCTCTAGTCTTTTTCGTCTAGCCTGTGCTTGTTGATCTGCTGGAAGATCTGCAATAAGACGTTCAAATTCAGTACCTGCTGGTTGTTTTCCTGGCGCTGCTACTAAATCAGCCTCGTTTCCACTTATTCTAAATTTAGCAATAGATGCTGGTGTATAATCAGAAGGATTTATTTTAGCAAAAGGTGATTTTTCTTGTGACACTCTTGCTAATGCGGCAGTTCCAGATGCTTGTTTTTCAAAGATCTGTGCTTGTGTTAGTTGTTGTTTTTGTGCAAGATCGGCTGCTTGCTGACGCATAGCAACAGCCATACCAGCAAACTGAGGCAACTGGTTTAGATTGTTAGCAAGCTGAATAAGGCCTTCTGGTGTTCCTAAGTCTACCTGCTGCTGTGTCTGCTGAATGACAGAACTCAGGGCCTGTTGCTGTGTTTGCTGACCAAAGGCTTGAGTAATATTACGCTGTAATGATGCTCCAGTCTGAGCACCTAAACCAGTAAACGCACCTAGTGGATCAGACACTATAGGCACTTTTTGGTCTGTTAAACCAAGTCCAAATAAAGATTCCATTACATTTGCCATGTCTATTCCTTAAATTTTTAATTCTACTATAAATACTGCGCAAGATCTTCATTACCAAAAAGGTAACCTGATCCAAAACCACCAGAAACTGAAGGATTAGTAAAAATACTAGGAGTTCTTGTTCCTGCGTTGCCACCAAGTAACTGATTAAGAGTTAAGTTACCAAGCACGTTGCCTTGCTCCGTTGGCAATCCAAACAAACCTCTAGCAGCGGAACCAGCACCAGTTAAAGCTTGTCCTGTGAAGTATAAACCAGATCTTTCATAAGGCTCACGAAGACGCAGGCCTTGCAGAGCAGACTCGGCTTGTAACAGTGAATTTCGGCTTGCTATGGCTCTCTCTTGCTGGCCTAGGGTTGATGCTGCATTGAGTGCCGCCAGAGCCTGCTGATCAATTCCTTGCGCTCCGCTAACGAGGCCTTGAGCCAATGCTGCCTGCCTTGTTGCCTCTTGAGTACCAAACTGAGTTGATGCTAGTGCCTGTTGTGCTCTAGCAGTCTCTTGTGCAGACAAGAGCGACTCAAACAGCGGATTGACAGTCCTGACCTGACCACCAACGGTAGGCAGGTTCTGACCAAAGCCAGTCAAGCCACGAGCCTGTAGACCTTGCAACAGCGCCTCTTGCTCACGAGCACGACCAGGAGCAGATAAAGCCTCTACTTGACCATATAATGTCCTAGCAGCTTCGGCAGGATTAACCGCACCAAATGCCTCACCAGCAAGTTCTAGTTGCTGTTGACGAAGTGCTTGGAACTCTGGAGAGGCCAGTGCAGTAGCAGCGCCAGGCGACACAGTACCTGTGCCAGCACCAGTGGTGACAGTGTACGGTGTAAATGGAACAGCGCCTTCACGACCAATTCTAGCTGCTTCTCCACTGATTTCACGACCAAGTCCAGTGGCTTCTCGCCGCAGTGCAGCAAGTTGTGCAAAGTCGATACCAGCGCCAACAACACCACCAAGGTTTAGATTACTTAAATTAGTACCAAGATTACCAAGAAGTGTGTTAGCAGCGCCAGTTAAAACTCCTGATGTTACTCCTGGAATGTTTAATGTAGGCGTTGTAGTAGGTGTTCCAGAAGGCGTAGGAGGACCTGCAACCGCACCAGCAGCACCAGTTAATAACCCAGCGCCAGTAGCGCCAGCAACACCAGCTAGTGTTGCACCAGCAATGTTTGCTGCTGTGCCTGGAGAAATACCAGCACTAATCAATGAAGAAGTCAGATTAGCTACACTAGGAAGTGCAGTTCCAAACCCACCTGTACCAACTGCACCAAACGTACCAGGACCAGCACCACCAGAAAGAACATTATTTACTGTTTGGTCAAACATACTTGGCACAGTTGCGCCACCAGTAACCCCACCTGCACCACCAGTAACAGGAGTAGTAACGGGGCCAGAAGGTATATTTAGACTAGTAGCAACATCACCTAAACCGATGTTGTTGAGTACGTTACCAACCGCACCAGAAGCAACAGCATAAGTACCACCACCAACTAAAGCGCCAGTAACTAATCCTTTTTCTACATCCCCTGTTATAACTCCAGATGTAACTCCGCTGATAATTGCATTACCAACAGCACTAGCAGCAGCACCAGAAAGTCCTAAACTGGTTCCAATTGCAGACCCAACGCCAGGAAAAGCAACATTGACAGCTAATGGTATTAAAGACTTAACAAAGTTACCAAAACTACGGCCTTCAGCAGCACGTT